CCACGGCCACGAAGCAAGGCGGTGGCGGTGGCGGCGCCTCCGCTACGGGCAACGGTGGAAGTGGCGGCATGAACCCGAACAGCGGCCAGCCCGGAACCAGCGGGGGAGGCGGTGGCGGTGGCGCGTCTGGCGGTGCTGGCGGCATTGGCTTCGTGCGGGCAAAGTGGTAATCAACCGGGCCATCGTGCCCATTCAAGGAGGCCCCCCATGGCCGTAGTTCAAAAAGATCCATCAACTCCCGACTCTCCCGCTGGCGGGCCTACGCTTCCTGACCTGGGCGGCAGCAACTTCAACAAGGCGGCTTTCATCTTCGCGGTCATCGTGATCGTGTGCGCCATCATCTACCACTTCAAGCACTAGGAGCCAATCATGGCCGTCTCAGTCCCCAACAGCACCACCGGCTCGGTAGTGAGCGAATACGCCGCCACTCAGTCCACCACCACGCGCCAGATCCAGAAGGTCGATGGCGTCATGCAGGCCGTGTTCCAGGGCAACCTGAACTATGCCCGCACTGACTATCTCGTGGACAAGGATGGCAAGCGCATCGCCATCGTCCAGTCCGATCCCACTCCTGTCCCGATGGGGATGCAGGCCAGCAACGCTGGTTCCGTCTATCTGCCGCCGGAAGTTCTTGGTGCGGATCTCATGGCTGACCCCGCCCTGCTGGCCGCCTTCAACAAGATTGCGGACTACGAGGATGCCAAGATCAAAGCCGACCTTGTGGCGCGGAAACTGGTTTAATGCAAACTGGAGACCTCGTCATGTTCCGGGGCAGCGGATTCATCCCCTGGATGATCCGCACCTGGACCCGCAGCGCCTGGGGACATTGTGGGGTGCTCCTCGTGATCGAGGGCATCCCCATGGTTCTGGAGGCTCGCTTCGGTCAGGGAGTTTCCCTTCATGCCCTGGCGAACCGCACGGCTGACGAGCCCGACATCTACCCAACGGGCCGCGCTGTCGATGTCGCCCTGGCCCTGGCCCATGCCGGGGATCTCTACTCAGCCAAGGACGCCTTACTCGCCGCCATTGATGAGGCTGGGCACCACGCAGGCTGGGAATGCGCAGAACTGGCAGCCTGGCTCCTGGGAATGGACCACGATGCGAAGGGTTGGACTCCGCAGGGATTGATAAGTGCCTTGGTAATAAAGTAGTTACGAGTCTTGCGCCGGGGACAATCTTGCCTTATACTTAGTTCACGGCCTGCTGGCCATCTATACGGGATACAAAATGATGCAGGCAGTGGGACAGACCGCACAGCAAGTCGTTGAATCAGTACAAGTGGCACCTAATGCCCAACAGATCGATATACTGAGTAACACCCTTATTATATCCATCGTGGGTGTCATCATCATGAGTCTGTTGGGAGTCGTTGCTTGGTTCGCCGCCAGAGAAATAGTTAATAGGGATCGACTTGGCAAAGACCTGAAATCCTTTGAACTCAAGATAGCGGCCGACATGGTGGCCATTTCTACAGGTTTTACAACTGAACTCCACTCAATGGCCGACCGAAGTAACTTGGCGCTTGAGTCACTCAACAAGGCAATTTCTCAATTAGCTGTCGCCCTCACTGAACAACGGGTCTGGATGGCCGAGCACTATGTTTCCAAGAGCGACTTCAAGGAGGACTTGAAGGTTGCTCACGAACGCATTTCCCGAACCAATGTCAGAATGGATGCTTTAGAGGATTGCCCGCGTGGTGACTGCCCCGCCAAGGGAGATCCTCGCGCTACTTGGCCCGGAGGTGTTTCGCCCATGGGAGGACATCATGGAACCACTTGAACTACTGCTCCAACGACGCGCAGTTGGCCTAGATCCCGCTGCCACAATCGGTGACCTGAAGGTCGCCGGTGCTCAATATTGCTACACCCTAGAGGACCAGGTTCGTGATCTTAAAGAAGATGGTTCCGGCAAAGTTTACGGCGAGACAGCGATCCCCACTGGTCGTTATAAGGTCATCATCGACTTCAGCCAGCGTTTTCAAAAGAACATGCTTCACATTCTCGATGTGCCCTGGTTCACCGGCATACGGATCCACAGTGGTAACAAAGCTGAGGACACGCTGGGATGCGTCTTGGTCGGTGATCATGTTGACGGGGCATCGCGGATTCACGGTGGGTCCAGTGTGCTGCCCGACCTGCTTACCCTTGTCCAGACAGCTCTCTCTACTGGCCGGGAGTGCTTCATTACAGTGGCCAATTATGCCGCCCCCACTGCCACCCCGGCACCTTCCGACACCGCAGAACAAGCCTAATAAGGAGTAAAGGATGGCAAATGTATGGGATACCATCAAGCCGTTCGTAGGAAAATTCGCGCCAATGCTCGGAGCCGCCGTGGGAGGTCCCTTCGGGGTTGCGGCGGGTGCGATAATCGGGAATGTCCTTGGTATCAAGGACGCGAAGCCGGAGGACATCAAGGCGGCTATCGCGAATGGGACGCTGACTGGAGAGCAGATCGTTGCCCTCAAACTAGCGGAGCAGGAGTTCTCAGCGAAGATGGCGGAACTGGACATAAACAGTGCGAAGGATCTGGAAGCCCTTGCAGCGAAGGACAGGGACTCTGCCCGGAACCGGGAAATCAATATCAAGGACTGGACTCCTCGGATCCTTGCATACGGGGTCACTTTGGGGTTCTTTGGGTTGCTCTCGTTCTTGCTACACAGAGAAATCCCCCAGAGCTCGAAGGATGTTCTGAATGTGATGCTGGGTAGCCTTGGCACCGCCTGGATTAGCATCATCTCCTACTATTTCGGCACCACTGCAAACTCGCAGGTCAAGACCGAAATGATCCACAACAGCACGCCCATTATTGATCCCATTATTGATCCCATTATTAAATAACTGGCTTGTCCCTCCCCCTGGCTTATAATAGGGGGAGGGCTTGCGCCCAACTACTAGGAGCAGTCCATGACACTTGTCATCCCGAACGAAGGCGAAGTGGCCACGCTTGAGAACAACTGGAAGAACACCACTCCGGAGTCCTTCCTTCTCAAGCTGTATTCCAACAACTACGACTGTGTGAACAGTTCCACCTCGGCCAGTTTCACGGAAGTCGCTAACGGGAACGGCTACACTACGGGCGGAAAGGCTCTGGCCCGCGCCTCGTTCAGTTCTGCCGTTGGGGGCTCCCCTTCCAGCATTCAGTATTCCGCCGGGCAGGTATGGAGCTGGACTGGGGCCATCCCTGCCGTCGTGGGCTACTACATTGTCGGCGCTACCAGCGGCAAGGTCTACCATGCCGAGCGTCTCTACGCTGGCGCGGGGCAGGCGTTCGCCAACGGCGATTCCCTCACTGTCACCCCCAAGATCACTTACGCTTCTGGCATCAACGACTAAGGGTGATTGGTGGCCAACAAGGGGACAGCAATCATTGACTTCGGAACCTTCCCTGGTTCCAATGAAGCCACTGTGGTCGTAACCGGGGAGTCTGCCATTCTGGCGGGCTCCCTGTGCGATGCGTGGATTAGGTCGGCCGCAACCGCGGATCATTCTGTCAACGACCATGCTTGGGCCGCAGCTTTGATCGGCCTGTCAACTGGGATTCCCACTGCCGCCAGTGGATTCCCGATCTATGCTCGCTCACAATACAAGATGATCGGGACTTTCAACCTTGACTGGGCTTGGGCCTAATAGGAGCACGACATGGCAGGTATGGATACCAACCTTCGCGGACTCTCCGGCCTCCAGGCCGACGTGGATGTCAACAACAACCTCTCGGTGGCACTGCCCCCTGCCATCGCTGAGGCCGGTTTCGCCCTGCTAGGTGGACTCGCCTCTGGCCCCGCTCAGAGCTTCCGCCCCGTGGATGTCTCGGTTGAGGGGCGCCTCCATGCGGCCCTGGACCGCCCGGTGTTCTACGTCAGCTTCGCGGGATCGGCCACCAGCGCCAACGCCATCCCGCAGGATGTCCTGAAGCAGACCGCCACGACCATGACGGCCACGGCGGGCTCCACTGTCAATGGGTTCCTGGTGCTGAATGCATCTGCCATCAACACTACGGCTACCGGCATCATGTATCAGACCTACGCAACCTTCAACACCTACGGCGGATTCCTGACCCGCTTCGAGGCTGAGTTCGCCACGGTCAACTGCGGCACGGCGGCCAACAAGACCCTGGAGTTCGGATCCTTCCTGGCCACCGACGCCAAGACCAGCGGCCTGCTCGATGGATTCTGCTTCCGCTGGAATAGCGCGGGTGAGTTCCGGGGCATCATGGCCATCAATGGCGTGGAAATTACCACGGCGCCCCTCACGGTCCCCAGCGACAATGTGGTCCACCGCTACACCATCGCCGTGACCCAGCTTGGGCTGGACTTCAAGGTGGACGGCCAGCTCGTCGCCTCTCTGTCGGTTCCCACCGATCAGGTTGGCCCCGGCTTCCAGACCAATCTGCCCCAGGCGATCCGCATTTACACCTCCGTTGCTACCCCGACTCTGGCCCCCCAGGTCAAGGTGGCCGAAATGTGGGTCAACCAGTGCGGCATGGACTGGAACAAGCCTTGGGGCCACATCCAGTCGGGCATGGGCCAGCACTGCTCCAACGTCCCCTTCGGAACGGCCATCGGCGAGACGGGCGGAAACAACTCCAACGCCTCCGCTGTCCCTGCGACGGCTGCTGGGTCCAACACGGCTGCGCTCATCACGGGCCTCGGCGGCATCGGGCGCATGACGGCCCAGGCCACGAACATCGCGGCGGCTGGTGACAACATCTTCACCAGCTACCAGGTGCCCGTTCAGTCCGCGACGCAGGGATCGAAGCGCCTGGTGATCACGGGCGTCCGCATCGCGGCCTCGAACGGTGGCGCGGTCATCGCAACCACCCCCACCTGCCTCATCTGGGGTCTGGCCTGGGGCCATACCGCCGTCTCCCTGGCAACCTCCGATGCTGTGGGCACCAAGGCTCCTCGGCACATGAAGCTCGGTCAGATGTATGGCGCCATCGGTGCTGTCATCGGCCAGGGCTATGACAAGGACATCGTGGCGACCTTCCAGACGCCGATCATCGTCAACCCCGGCGAGTTCATCGCCACCACCGTCCGATTCATCCTGGGCACTGCCACTGCCTCACAGGAAGTTGTGGGCATCATCGGCTTTGAGGGCTATTGGGAGTAGACGCCCAGCTTGGAGTAAGTCGTGGGCCTCTTACTCGCACTACAATCTTCTGTCATCGCTGATTCCTTTACCGGGATCGGCGGTGGCAGTGGATCTGGTGTGGCAATCGTCAGCCAAGTTCTCGGTAGCAGGAATGATTCATTCACTGGTGCGGGCGGCGCAGTCGGATCTGGCGCGGCTACCGTTGCGATTGCCATGGCC